TCAGACGCCGTCGCGGGCGACGATGCCGACCGCGGCCAGCTGGCCGATCTTGGTGGTGATCTTTGCGGCATCATCGACGGTGGCGTCGTAGGCCAGCGCTGCGCGCGAGACGATGGCGGGGCCGCGGGCGATGACGATGCCCACGGCGTCCGCGAGGGTTGCGTCCACGGCGTAAAGCAGCACGGCTGTGGCGGTCTGCGCGCCATCCGTGCCGCCGCTGGTCGCGAGCTTGTATTTGCCGCTGGCCGTGATGCGGCCGAGGACAGCGCCGACGGGATAGGGCATGCCTGCGAGCAGCGTCACCACCTCGCGGGTGTAGTTCGGGTTGACCTCATATTTGAGGACATCGCCCATGCTGGGCGGTTCCGTCAGGACAGGCATGGTTCAGTCTCCGTGATGTTGGGGGATGGTGGTGCGCCGGGATCAGCGCGAGGCGGCGGCCGACTTCTTCGCGGCCGCCACGATGGGGCTTTCCTTCGCGCCCGCCGCCGGGGCGGTGGCAATGATGCCCGCGGCATCGCTGCGGGCGGCAAGATCGGCCAGGACCTTGGCGCGCAGCGCTTCAGGCTTCACGCCCGTGGCGACCGCATCCGCAGCGTCGATCTGTACACCAAGCCGGGCGGCCTGCGCGCAGACCTGTGCAACTTCGGCGGCTTCGGCACGGATGGCCTCGACGGAGGGCGTCGCTTCCGGCTGCGGCGGTGTGATCGTTGCGGTCGGGGCCGGTTGCGGCGGGGTGCTGGCAGCAGGCGCGGCCGCAGGCTGCGCATGGTCGTCGGGGGCAGTGGTCATCATCGGGCCCTTTCCTCTGGGGGTGGTTGTGCCGCGGGGTGCGGCGGCGAAAGCGCGGAAGGCGGTGACAGGATCGGCCACCTCATCGGCGAGACCGGCAAAGACCGCCGCCTCTCCGCGGAACACGGCGGCCTCGGTGCCCAGCGCCTCGCTTGTGTCGAGGCGTCGGCCACGACCTTCGGCGACGGTTTCGGCGAAGAGCTGACGGAGGTCTTCCAACTCGCCCGCGATCCGTTCGCGGACGGCCTCGGGCAGGGGCTGATACGGGTTCGCATCGACCTTGCGGGCCCCGGCATGGATCAGCGTGACGGCAATGCCCTTCTGGTCCAGCGCCCCGCTCATGTCGCTGTGCATGGCGACGACTCCGATGCTGCCGACGGCGCCTGTGCGGGGCAGGATGATCCGGTCGGCCTGTGACGCCAGTGCATAAGCGGCCGAGAGGGCGTGATCAGCGACGAAGGCATGGACCGGCTTCTGCGCACGTGCCGCGCGGATGCGGTCGGCGAGGTCGAAGGCGCCGGCCACCTCGCCACCGAAGCTGTCGATGTCGAGGGCGATGCCACGGATGGCGGGGTCGGCCAGCGCCGCCTGCAGTTGGGCCGCAATGCCCTCGTAGGAGGTGAGCCCCGAGGATTGACCGATCCAGGCGCCGCGGTGCACCAGCGTGCCCGCGATTTCGATGACCGCGATCCCGTCCACCACGGCGAAGGGCTGGCCACCGTTTCGCGCCTCGCGATTGGTCAGGTCGTCGCCGAAGAGGGACGCACGGGCGGGCAGGGTGGCGGTAGCTAGATCCGCGGGATCCACTGCCATTCCTTCGACAGTGATTTCCCTGCCGGTGATCCGCGGCCCAAGCCCGGTCAGGAAGGCCAGTGCCTTGCCGGGATCGACCATCAGAGGGGTATTGAAGACGCGCTGGGCGATCTGGGTGTGATGCATCAGCCTTCCTCCGCGGGCCGGGGGGGCCGGTCCTCGCCGTCGTCTTCCTGATCGCCGCTGTCCTGCTGATTTCCCTGCTGGCCCTCAGCCGTGCCTTGCCCCGCGCCGCCTCCCGCCGCCTGTGCGGGTGACCCCGGCCGCCGGAAGTCGAGCCCGAGGTCCGCCTCGCGTTTGCGTTCTGCGGCGATTTCGCGGTCGACCTGCTCGGCGTCGTAGCCGCGCTCGGCGATGGCCTGCGTGCGGGATTTCAGGCCCGCCTCGATCTGCAGGATCTCGGCTGCGGCATCCTTGGCCGGGTCGATCCAGTCCCACTTGGTGGGGAGCCAGTCGCAGGAGTGGTATTGCCGCCGGTCGGTGGCGTAACCCGGCAGATCGATGGCCCCCGCCAGCACGGCCATGTCCATCCACCGCGTCCAGACCGCGCGGCAGAGCTGGTAGACCATGACCGAATGCTGGAAGGCCGAGATGCGGCGGCGGAAATCGACCAGCGCGATCCGGGTGTTCGAGAAGTTGCCCTTCGCAGTGTCGCCGGTCAGATAGCCATAGGGCACGCCCAGCGCGGCGCCGATCTGCAGAAGTGTCCGGTACTGGAACGGTTCATAGGTGGATCCCGAGTCTGGCGTGGAGGGCGTCGTCACATCTTCGCCCGGGTCCAGCCGCACCACCTGGCCCGGCTCGACCTCCAGATCGTCCTCGGCGGGATCGAGGGCAGTTTCTGGCGCTGGCGATGTGATGAACATCGCGAACATCGCCGCAGTCTTCTTCCGCTCCAGTTCCGCGTCGTCATAAAGGTCGAGAGTGAAAAGCTTCACCACAGCCGCGGCGAAGCGTGACACGCCGCGCAGCTGGCCCGCCTCGACGGGGTCGAGGATGTGGATGACCTCGGACGCGGGCACGCGCACCGTCTCACCCGCCAGCACCGGATCAGTCATGTCGCCCGGATGGCGGCGCAGGAAGTGATAGGCCACGCGCCGCCCGATGCCGTCAAACTCGATGCCCTGCCGGATCGATCCCGCGCCGGGCAGGACGCGGGTCATGTCCTGGGGCAGCATCTCCGAGGGGAGCATCTGCAGCTGCATCGGCACCGTCAGTCCGTCCTCGGGCCGCCGCGTGCGGATGCGCAGGAAGACTTCGCCCGCGAGGAACACCTCGCGCGCGGCGCGGCGCTGCAGCCCGAAGAAGTCCGTCAGCCCCTCGGCATCGGCCTCGTCGGTCCAGGCCAGCCAGAGTTTCTGCAGCGCCTCCTTCTTCGCCGCCTCCGCGATCTTCGACGAGGGCTTGATGCCGTCGCCGACGACGTGATTGGCAAAGGCATCGACCGCATTCGCGGCATAGCCGTTGTTGCGCACCAGCCAGCGCGCGCGGGCGGTGATGGTCTCGCCCGAGGCGGCGATCAGCGTGTTGACATGCGCCCGGGTGGCGCGGAACCCGCGCATGCGCCGATGGGACTGTGCGGCATCGAACCCGCCGATGATGCTGCCGAGGCGCTGGCGGAAGGCGTCCAGCACCATGGTCACAGCCCCTTCGTGGCCACGGTGCCCCAGCGACGGCGGCGGGGCGTTGCGGATGCGGTGGCAATCCGCCCCTCCAGATCCCGGATCGCCGCTGCCAGTTCAGCATCCGAGCCATAGCTCACGGTCTTGCCGTCGTAGCTGACGCTGCGCAGCCCGGCGAAGCGGGCTTCCTGCAGTGCGGTCAGCAGGGCCTGCATGCGTTCCAGGTCCATCAGTCCCTCATGAAGTTCGGGGTGTAGGCCCGCCGTTTCCGGCGCGGCGTCGTCAGGGTTCCGGCTTTCGGTTGGGCCGGATCGGGTGGTGCAGGGTCAGTGGCGACAGCCACCGGCAGGCGGGTTTCCACACCCGCCTGTGCTTCGAGCCGCCGCCATGTGGCCTCGTCCCAGCGGTCGGCGCCGAGGATCCATGCCGCGGCGCGGGCATAGACCCGGCAGTCCAGCGCCTCGTTCCGCTCGCGCATCTTCTGCCATTCCTGATGGGCATAGCCGCGCTTGTTGCGGATCGTGACCAGCTGCTCGGCCACCAGCTGCTTCAGCCATTCGGTGTCGGCCCAGCTCGGAAAGTGGATCGTGCCGGGGGCATCGAGGGCGCCTGAGCCGCGCGCTTCGTCCGAGGGTCGTTCGATCCGCAGGAACCGGTAGGTCTCTGCCTTGAAGGTCGCCGTGGCCACCGACCACAGCCGCGCGCCGCGGCGCAGGCGCTTCCCGCTGATGGTCGCATCGACATAGGTCGGGCCAGAAACCGGGGCCGAACGGTTGAACCCTTCGAGGCCTTTCAGAGGGGCGACCTGTTCGAAGCCGACCTTGCGCGACCAGGCATAGACGGCCGCGGCCTCGTAGCCGGTGTCGATGCCAAGCCGCGCCACGGTCATGAAGGCGCCGTTGGCATGTTGCCACGACCGGCCGAGCAGGGCGGTGAGCTTGTCCCAAGCGGCGGGATCGTCAGGCCCGCCCGGAATGACGATGTGATCGACAAGCCAGCTTTCCAGCCCACGGCCCCAAGCCCAGATGTCGACCTCGATCCGGTCCTTCTGGACGTCGGCCCCGGCGGTCAGGAACAGCCCCGCCATGGGAACGGTCCCCGGCTTCCACGCCTCCCGCCGATCTGCCAGCCGCTGCCATTCCGGCGCATCGCCCGACTCGACCCACGTCTCGCCCAGAAGCGTGTTGCGCGCCGCTCGCAGCGTCTCGTCCGACCCTTGGGCCGCCAGCCATTCCCGCGCGACGTCGGACCAGCTTTTCCAGCCCAGCGGCGAATAGAGCGCCGAAAGGTGGAAACCGATGGCCTTCGGATCCCTGGAAACCGCTGTCGCTCGCCATTCGCCGCGGGCGAGCATCTCGGTCTTGTGGTGCTCGGCGATGGGCTTCTCGCAACCCTCGCAGTGATAGGCCGCCGTCTCCGGCTTCCCCTTGGCCCAGCGCAGCCGGTCGAACTGCAGCCACTGCATCGCCCCGCAATGCGGACATGGCACGAAGTACCGCCGCTGGTCCGACGCTTCGAACTCGCGCTCGATCCGCGACAGCCCCCGAATCGTCGGGGTCGAGACCATGAACACCTTGCGCCGGTGCGAGAAGGTGGTGGTCCGGGCTTCCGCCAGCGTGACCGGATCGCCTTCCTCGTCGGCCGAGGCCGGATAGGCATCGACCTCGTCGAGAAACACATAGCGCGCGGGCATCGACCGCAGGCCGGTGGCAGAATTCGCGCCGGTCAGCACCAGGATGCCGCCCGGGAATTCCTTCGACAGCATCGAATTGCCAGCGTCCCGCGACCGGGCCGGGTTCACCCGTTCGCGGAGCGCCGGGCTGTCCGCGATCAGCGGATCAAGACGGCCCCGCGAGGTGCGCTTGGCCAGTTCAAGGCTTGGCAGCACCGCCAGCATCGGCCCCGGCGCGTGATGGATCACGAAGCCTATCCAGTTGTTCCCGGCCTCGGTCGCGCCGACCTGCGCGGCCTTCATGAAGGTGATGCGCTGGGCGGGATGGCTTGGGGACAGCGCATCCATGATTTCACGCAGATAGGGTGCCCGGGCGGTGCGATAGCGCCCCGGCTCGGCCGCGCCCCGCGACGACAGCCAGCGATGCTGATCCGCCCATTCCGACACCGTCAGATTCGGGTCGGGACGCAGCCCCTGTCGCCAGACCCGCAACAGATCCTCGGCCCCTTCGAAGCCGAGGTCGAGACCCTCAGAGAAGTCGTTCGACGTCAGTTCCTGTTCATCTTCCTCATCATGCAAGCGAGACCCGGAGGTCGGCGAGGGCGTCGAGCTGTTCGCGGACATGGGCTTCCAGCACCCTCTGCATGATCGCGGTCTCGATCGTCACCGATGCCCCGGATTGCCGTTCCACCTCCGCCATGATCTGCGCCGCCATCAGCGCGGCCACCCGTCCGGGCCAGGTCACCCAGACATCCCGTTCCTGCCGTGCCAGGCGAAACACCAGCGTTTCCGCCCGCGCGCGGTCGACCAGCGTGCCCTTTTTCTTCTGCACGGCCAGCTGGCGTTCCTGCGCCGCATAGACGGTCAGCGCCGTGCGGGCTTTGATGTAGGATGTCGTGTCGCCGGGGCCACTGGCCAGACCATCCCCACCCAGACTGCGCCTCTGCTGGTCGGGATCCGTCATCTCCGCCCGCCGCGCATCCGAGGCCGCGGCGTTGATCGAGCCGTCGTCGTAAACCACCAGCCGCCCGTTCTTGCGCGCCTTCTGCACCCCGCCGCGGGACAGGCCGGAATGGGCCGCGTATTCGCGTTCGCTCATGCCTTTCATGGCGAGGATAATCCGATCAAGCTGATGATATCGCTTGGTATTCAGTTGATTAGGGGGCGCAACAGAGCGAGTCTGATCGCAAGGAAATGATGCAACTCACCAAAGGATGCCACCGCCATGACGACCCGCCGCGCCGCCTCGAATGCCAAAGCCCTCGATGCCTTCATCGCCGCCAAGGCGGAGATCGACATCATGCTGGAGCGCCTGAAGGCCCTCAGCGACGACCACTTCGAGACCCACCCCGACGAGATCCATTGGGGACATGTCGGCACGCTGAAGCACTACGCGGGCCTGCTGCGCCAGATCACCGACAGCGCCTTCAAGGAAGGCGAACACGCCGCCTGACGCGCCCACGCGGCGCGACGGCCGCCCCGCCCGAGGACGGGGCTTGCCTCCGTAGAAGGCGCGCACAGCGTGCGCCCACAGCCACGGAGGCCCTGATGACCACCCCGTCCGACACTCAATCCCTGATCCTCTCCCGCGCCGCGACCCGGCCCGGCAATCTCGCCCTGCCGCTGCCCGAGGGGCTGGTCGGCGCCGCTGCCAAGATGGTCGTCGGCAAGATGATCGCCCGCGGCTGGCTTGAAGAGGTCGAGGCCAACCTGCGGCGCGGCGAGCCGATGTGGCGCGAAACCGGCGACGGCCACGGCACCACGCTAATCGCCACCGAGGTCGGGCTGGAGGTCATCGGGCTCGAACCGGTGGTGGCCAGCGCTGTCGCCAGTGCGCGGAAGGCGAAGCCGAAGCCGGAACCCGCGCCCGACGACGCCGAAACCGCGAAACTGGTCGCCATCCGCGCTGGCACCAAGCAGGCGCAGATCATCGCCATGCTCCAGCGCCCCGAGGGCGCGACGGTCGCCGAGATAGTCGAGGCCACCGGATGGTTGGCACACACTGTCAGGGGCTCGATCTCGGGCGCACTGAAGAAGAAGCTCGGCCTGCCCATCAAGGTCGAGAAGGTCGAGGGCAGGGGCACCGTGTATCGCGTCTAGCTGAGCACCGCCGCTATGCGTTCCGTCGCATTCACGGACGTGCCAGTGCGTTCGCAGACCCAACCCTTGTTCACTGTGAAGGCGAACAAGTGGACGTTTCGGCCGCCGAAGGCGTCGGTAACAATCGCCAGTCTATAGTCGCCGTCCGTGAAGCGCCCCTCCATTACTTCCTTGATGATCCGATATTCGTTGGGGGATACTTCTGCACGAGGGGTCAGTCCGGAGTTCCCCTTTACCTCAACGCAGAGCTTTTTTCCGCCTCGCTCAAACTCTAGGTCCCATCCGCAGTTGTCTGCCTGTCGGTCACGATAGTCGGGGCCCAGTGCCGCAATGACAGCTTCAATAGCGGAGATCTCTACCAGCGCGTTATGCTCGGCGTCAGTGCTGCGCCCCGACCCGTTTGACTTCTTGGTACCTGAAGTCTGTCCGGACTTCTTCTCGTCGAAGTACTTTTCGAACTTGCGCATCCATGTGCGCATTTCGTCGCTTTCGTCCGGGAAAAACACAGGGCTTTGACCGGGGAAGCCCTTTTTCCGATTGGGAACGGTGAGCAACCTCTGGGACACAGGCAGCAGCATTGCGTTATCTGCAGATGCTTCGAACTGAAAGTCGATCTTGACGTCTGGGTGTGTTGGAACGGACCGAAGACCTGGTTGCTTTCGGCGCCAAACACGGGCGTTTTCGTACCAGCCGATTACGACGGGCCCTAGCTCTTCATGGGTCGAAATGAAGATCACGCGAACGCCGTCCATGAAGTCGTCTTCCGGCTTTGCACCCAGCCTGTTTATGTTGACGGTCGAGTTCCTTGTTTGAACGAAGCCGTATACCTTGCCGTTCAGAGCATCAAAATTAAGCAATTCATGCCCGTAGCCATTGATCGACACATAGTCGAAGCCGCCTGCATGAACGTCTGCTTCTCCGCGGTAATGAGGCATCCAGACGACATTGCAGATCAGGTTAGGCATGGCACTCTCGCAAAGGCATTTACATGCCAGATGTTAAGGAAGAGTCTGCCCACCTGCTAGGTGGATTTGCTGTAGGCCTTCCGCCCCGTCGCCATCTCCCACCGCCGTACGGCGACGTCGCAATAGACCGGGTCGAGTTCTACTGCGCAGCACCGCCGCCCGGTGCGTTCGGCGGCGATCAACTGGGTGCCAGAGCCGCAGAAAGGTTCGAACACCAGGTCGCCGGGATCGGTGAAGGCTTCCAGCACCGCCTCGACCAGCGCCACCGGGAAGACGGCCGGATGCGATCCGGCCGCGCCCAGCCCGCCCTTGTGGCGCATGATGCGGAAGACGCTGTCCGGGATGCGGTGGCTCTGGATCGCGTTGCCGGAGCCGGTCTTGCGATGGACCGTGCCATCGGCCCCGCGCAGGCCGCCGCCGCCGAGGGTTTCGCCCGCGTGCTTGCTCTCGACCGTCTTGTTCGGCTTCCGAGGCTGGCGGTTGAAGTGGAAGATGAACTCGTGTGACGGCGCCAGACGGCCGTTCCAGTCTCCGGGCAGGCCGGGCCCCTGGTCCCAGACATACCAGCCGAACCGCCGCCAGCCCTGCGCGCGCATCCAGTCGAGCCAGCCCTCCCAATACGGGATCCATTCTCCGTCGCGATGGACGAGGCCGAGGTTGACCAGCAGCTGGGCATCGGCGGCGACCGGGGCCGCGGCGAAGACGCCCTGCATCAGAGCATCCCAATCGCCGACCTTCTCCTTCGCCGCGCCATAGTCGCGCTGCTGTGCATAGGGCGGCGAGGTGAACAACAGCGTGGCCTGCGCCCCGTCCATCAGACGCGCCACCACGGCCGGGTCGGTTGCATCGCCGCAGATCAGCCTGTGATCGCCCAGCGCCCAGATGTCTCCGGGGCGGGTGATCGGTTCGGCCGGAGCCTCGGGGATGGTGTCGGCGGTGTCATCGTCGATGGGCGCACGGTTGTCGGCATTGTGCAGCAGCGCGTCCAGTTCATCCTCGGGGATCCCGATCAGCCCAAGGTCGAAATCTTCGGCCATCAGCCCACGCAGTTCCTCAAGCAGCAGCGCCTCGTCCCATCCGCCCAGTTCGGTCAGCTTGTTGTCCGCGATCCGGTAGGCGCGGCGCTGCGCTTCGGTCAGATGGCCCAGCACGATGACCGGTGCATCAGTCAGCCCCAGCTGCGCGGCGGCCAGGACGCGGCCGTGACCCGCGATCAGCTCGCCGTCGGCGGCTACGAGGCAGGGGACGGTCCATCCGAACTCGGCCATGCTGGCGGCGATCTTCGCAACTTGGTCGGCGTCATGGGTCTTGGCGTTCCGGGCATAGGGGCGGAGGCGAGCCAACGGCCAATGTTCGATCCTGCCGGGTGACACGATCATGGCGCAGGTCCAGCCAGAGGCGTGCAGACGATCAGCGTGGTTCGGCCGGGGAGATACCAGCTTGGGAAATCTTCGGGCCACGAGACACGCAGCCCATAGATCGCCGCTGTGGCCTCGGTATCCTGACGCTTGGCGGCATCGAACGTGCCGTAGAGATGCGCGGCAACGGCTGCCGCCATACGATCCTTTCGGTAGAAATAGCCGTGATCGACGAGCTCACGCGGCCACGGATCGACGTGATAGCCGCGCCCGTTGAACAATCCGCGCCTTGCCAGAACCGAGGGCGGGAAGGCGGACTTGGACAGGTGCCAGCCATGGCGTTCGCCGAACAGTGCGGCGAGGCGCTGGCGCGTCGCGTGCAGTTCCTGTTGCAGGGCATTGATGCGGGGATAGCCCTTCGCGTCACGTAGCTTCTCCTGAAACTCGGTCACCGCGCTGGCAAGAGCGGCGACTTCGTCGGGGCTGGTTGCAGCCTCCTGGATGGCGATGGGGCGGTTCATGCTGCGAGTCGCTTGGCCTTGATCGCGGCGAAGGTTTCGCCGGTTTCCGCCAGCACCGCCTCCTGGCCTGTGAAGGCCTGCCAGCGTTCGATGGCGACATCGACATAAGCCGGGTTCAGTTCCACGCCGAGGCAAACCCGGCCCGTCGTCTCGGCCGCGATCAGGGTTGTGCCGGATCCCATGAAGGGCTCGTAGATCGCCTGACCTGGGCTGGAATTGTTCAGCATCGGCCGCCGCATGCATTCGACCGGCTTCTGTGTGCCGTGGACTGTGTCGGCATCCTGATCCCGGTTGGCGATCTGCCACAGCGTCGTCTGCTTGCGGTCCCCGGCCCAATGGCCCTTGCCCTTGGCACGGACGGCATACCAGCAGGGTTCATGCTGCCAGTGGTAATCGCCGCGGCTGAGGACCAGCCGGTCCTTGGCCCAGATGATCTGCGACCGGATGGCGAAGCCCGCAGCAGTCAGGCTCTCCGCCACGGTCCCCGCATGTAGCGCGCCATGCCAGACATAGGCGACGTCGCCGGGAAACAGCAACCAGGCGTCGCGCCAGTCGGCGCGGTCGTCGTTCAGCACCTTACCGGTGCGTTTCGTCTTCGCGGCCCCGGCTGCATTGCGCCAGGAGGGGTCATACCCCACGCCATAGGGCGGATCGGTCACCATGAGCAGGGGGCGGACATCACCGAGCAGCCGCCCGACCACATCGGCCGCGGTGCTGTCGCCACAGATCAGCCGATGCGCGCCCAGCTGCCAGATGTCGCCCGGCACCGACACCGGTGAGACCGGCAACTCCGGAACATCGTCCTCGCCCTCGACCGGACCTTCCCCGCCCAGCGCCTCGGGATCCCGTAAAAGCGCATCGAGATCATCGTCGCTGATGCCCAGCAGCGTCAGGTCGAAATCCTCGGCCAGCAGCCCCGCGATCTCGTCGCGCAGCAGGGCCTCGTCCCATTCGCCCAGCTCGGTCAGCTTGTTGTCGGCGATCCGGTAGGCGCGGCGTTCCGCCTCGTCGAGATGGCTGAGCCGGATCACCGGCACCTCGGTCAGCCCGAGCATGGTGGCCGCCAGCACCCGTCCATGGCCCGCGATCAGTTCGCCGTCGTCGGCCACCATGCAGGGGACGGTCCAGCCGAACTTGGCCATGCTGGCGGCGATCTTCGCCACCTGGTCGTCGCCATGCATCTTGGCATTGCGGGCATAGGGGCGCAGCCGGGCAATCGGCCAGGATTCAACCTGGCTCGGCGCGAAGACGAGGTCCATGGGGCGGGGCTCGGGATGTGGGGAGGGAAAATGAAAAGCGCCCGCGAGGGGGTTCCTCCGGGCGCAATTCTTCGATGATCAAGGGGTAGGTCAATGGGGGCAGGTCTGTCAACCGGAAAAGTGAAGCGGATTCAACAGCTTCTGACGAACTGGCTTTCCGGGGCGGCTTCTCGCCGCCTAGCTTCCCCGGAGGTGGCTTCCCTGGCTTCCCGCCGGGAATCCACCCCGGCCAGATCGTGATTCCGCAACTCTCTGATCTGACTCAGGAATTCCGGCTCCGGGTCGCAAGGTGGCTTCCGCCTGGCTTCCCCGGTGAAAACGCCTCACGCTAGCGAACCGCCGCGCTGCGCCCCCCCGCATACGTTCAGGGCCGGGGAGGAACCAGAGGAGGGGGGGATAACCTTCGGTTTCGGCCCGTTTTGGGTCAGAGCGTTTCGGAGAAGTGCGCGAGCAGGAAGCGACTTGGCTGGTCCTTGTCGGCCCACGCGTCCCAAAGCGAACGCGCAACGGAATCCGAAGAAGTGATCAACCTGTTGACTTGGTCATGCCTCTTCTGACGCGCACGCGATCCAAAACTGCCATCCGTGCCGGGCAAGAGGTAGTCGTCCACAATTGACGACGTGAAATCGCTGACGGTTCTTGCCTTTCGATGCCGAATGGCCAAGTCCGCCTGGATTTCGCTGGCAAACTGCACAGGAGCCGACTTGCCATAGAATTCTGCCGCGAGCTTCCATACCTCGTCCAGAGCGTTATCCTCGATCAGCAGGCGCAGGACCTCCGGAATGTAGTCGTCGGCGCGTGCCTCTTGGAACACAATTCGTGCCTGGGCGAACTGCTCCTTGGTCGGCGGGTGCGTGTCGTCGTTCGCGTCTCTTACCAGAAACTTGCGTTGTTCCCGCAGGCCATCGAAACTCGATGTCGACACCAGGACTCCACGAATTCTGAACGTCCAAGTCTGATCGTCTATTGTGACCGGGCCGATCTCGTCGTGCAGAAAATGCGGCACGATCTGGGTGCAAACGACTTTGTACTCACCCCAACCAGCATGAGCGCCCAGCGCAAGGCCTTTCGGATCTGCGAACCCGAAGGTCTGGGTGCGGTTTTCCTCATCAACGATCCAGATGACGAAGTCGGGATAGTACCAGTCCGAAGAATCAACCCGTAGCCTGAAGGACTTGGCGTCCTTTTCTATATTCCGCTTCAGCCAGATCTTTCGTTTTCCCCAGACCAGGGGCGTAGAAGCTGCCTTCGGGTAGTCCTTCTTGGGATAGAGGTGGGTGATCAGGTCGCGAACGAACTTCTCCTCTTCACGATTTAATGCCCCAGGTCCAGACAAAACGCCTGAGCCCTGCTGGTCGAGCAGAAGGGGTTGGTAGACGCTTCCAGGGGCGAGAACTTCGCAGTTATTGCTGGTGGCGCTGACAATCAGGGGCAGATTCTGCACGTCAGGGCACAGCACACGGTCACCGAACAAATTCGGCTGGGACTTGTCAGGCATTAGTGATTTCCTTGAAATACTGGCTTGGAATGCCGCTTTCCGACGCGCCAATGATCTCGTACCGGCTGTGCTTGGCTTCGATCTTGCGGTAAGCGCTTTCGAACAATTTCCTCGCCACCGTACTGGCTGCTATCTGAAGACGCTGAATGTCCTGCCGACTTTGAATGCTGCAGAAACCCGGCAGCGCCCAAACCTCGTACGGGCCCGAATGAAGGGCGGTGCTGACCGAAGCACGATCGAACCGGAGGTTCCACCGTTTTCCTATGCCCTTCCACTGGACGAGATCTGAATAGATCGCGTCGATGTCTAGGAGATGAGCGGCTTGCTTGAACGCTGCGGTGACGTCGGAGCCAACACGGGCTGCATTCTCATCCAGACCATCTCGCCCGATGCGTGCGGTTGCGACACCAGCCGCATAGGACACAACAACCTTGTTCACGGATTTCAGCCATTTGGGGTCGCGCAGGTCGACAAGGAATGCGCTTTGTTGCGGACCGATGGCCTTGATGGACAGAAGCGCGGGTGTTTCGGGGAGCCAGTTCTGGACGTCGCAGACGGTCCGGGTCTTCTCACCGATCCCGTTTTCAAACAACCCGGCAAGGAAAGCCTGCAGGTATCGGGACTTCAGGCCAAAGACGAAGGCCGTCTGCAGCGCGGCCAAATCGCCTTTGATATCGCGCAGGCGCTTGCCATTCCCGTTCGTTCCAGCGAATCGAACGACACGGCCGAACATCTGGATGATGAGCGAACCTTCGTTCTGGCCCAGACGAAGAAGGGTCAAGCTCGAGGCCCTGTAGTTGTCCCATCCTTCAGCAAAGCGGCGAGATCCGATCAACAGGTTCACGCCCGAGTTGGCCAGTTCCAGGTCCGCGAACAGTGATGCGGTGAAAGCGTCATCTTCGACTTCGAGGGACGCTGCCTCCAGCGCATCTTTCAGCCCCTTCACATCGCCGACGTTCACGACGCCATAGTAATGCACGCTGTCGCCTCGACGAAGGCCGAGCCCCATCTCGCCTGGTGACGTCTTCAAGACACGGAACAACGGAACGTCGCCGTCCTGCCAGCCGAACACGTCGTTCAGTATTCGGGCTTGGATTGCCGCCGCAGACATCCCCTGCAACCCAGTGGTCACGACCTCAGGCAGGAGGCTGGCACCTTGTCGGGCTGCATCCAGCACGCGCGTGATGCCCTCCGAGATGAAGTCATCTTCTGAAAGCGCCCGGTCGAGATATCGCAGGACGTCGATCACATCGGACGTCTGCTCCTTGTCGCCTTCGTTCTTGCCGCCGATCACGGAAAGGCCGAGCAGGACCCATAGCGGCTTCGCGATACGAAGACCCCGGTCCTTGATCTGCTTTTGCACATCCGATTTGCCGAAGGATGCCAACTGATACCAATACGCGATCAGCGCCGCGGTCAGGGTCGTGTGCTGGATTTCCTCGGTGGTCTCGTCGTGCCCGTCGAGCTTCACGTTCCAGAAATCCTTGCCGTAAAGATCGGCATGAAACCGGTCATAGGCATAGTCGAGCATGATAGCTTTGGCATAACGGCCGAACGTCGCCTCGGCCTCGGCCACCTGGCCGAAGGTGGCAGAGAATTCGACCAGCATGCCGCGATGGTCGGGCTGGCTGTCCCCGATCCCGGCGAGGTCGGACTGCAGCTTCTTCCAGACGCTTTCTTCGCTGCGCTGGCCCTTGTGTCCTTCGTCGACGAAAACGAGATTGCGCCCATCGCGGAAGACCGATGTGGGGATGGTCACCCCGTCGCCCTTCTTGGTTTCGGCCAGCTTGTTGATGTCGACGACGATCACGGTGTCAGGGTGCAGGCGGCCGAGGCTCGAGGCATCACCATCCATTGGATAGGCAAAGACATCGAAAGCCTTCGTTTCCCGCAGCTTGTCGGCGTGCTGGCGCGACAGGCTTTCCGATGGCGTGATCAGGATGGTGCGATCCCAGGTCCCGGCGGCGTGCAGCATCGCGATGCAGGCGTGCAGCACATGGGTCTTGCCGGACCCGGTGGCCATCCAGAACGCGGCAAACTGCAGGTCGTCCGCGGTGAAGGGGCTGATCGTCTCGCTGCGGTTCTTCTGTGCCCAATCTGCAAGGAAGGCATTCAGCCGCTCCAGGAATGCCCCCTCGTCCGTGCTGCGGCACTTCTGCCAATGCGCAAACAGGATCAGCGACAGATACTGCGCATAACGCGGCGCCAGCTTCACCGTCTGGCACGCCGCACGCACCGCCTGATCCGCCTCTGTCAGCAGGGATGCATCACCCCGGCAAAGCGACTCCAGCAGCGACAGGTAGTTGCCGTCTGCCATCGCCAGATCGGCTGTCATCGTGTCCTCGACTGTAGAAAGCCCGCGCATGACGGCGGCCAGATCCAGCCCGAGTTCGTGGGCCAGCGCATCGCGCAGGACGAGGGCCTTCTTTAGCCTGGCGTGACCGGATGCCATCAGCGCCCCCCGAACTGGGTTGCAAAGATGGCCTCGATGGCCTCGAATCGCTCGCAGCCTTCAAAGGCCAGCTCCGGCATAGCGTTCGTCAGGAAGCGGTCGGCGGGGTGTTCGGCCATCTTCGCCTTGCACCAGTCCTCGTTCCCTTCCCGGTCGCATTCACGGAACAGCACGGTGACAGCCCGGTTGCGGCGGTCAGTGCCGGTGATGACCACGCCCTGATCTTCGCGGTAGAGGCGCGCGACATCGAGGCCGAGCAGGTAGATCAGGCTTTCGACCAGATCGATCTCGCGGTCCACAGCCTCACCGCCGCCCTGCGCGCATTTGATGCCGTAGCCAAAGGGTGAGCGGAAATGGTCGACCGACTGGAACAGCTTTCGCGCTTCACGGTCGAGGCGATACTGGATCGAAAACGCGAGGTTTTCGAACGCGAGGGCGTCTTGTTCGCCGCCTTGCACCAAGGCCAGGTTCTCTAGTGTGTCTTCGTAATCCTCTAGGTTGACGGCCTTCAGGAACACGCCGTTTCCGTCCAGTGCTTCAGCCTTGCCCTTTTTCCAGCTGGTAGCCGCGGCAGCTTTCATGATGCGGGGCAGGGTGAGCGTTTCGAAGTAGTCGCTCCGCTCGGTTATGACGAACTTGCGAGTTTCGCCGTCAGATTTGTTCATTGAGAGCACGGCGTGCGCCGTGGTGCCGGAACCAGCAAAGCAGTCAATAACCCAGCCATCAGGGCCTAGGTCACATACCCTGAGGGTATCAACGACCGCATGTACCGATTTGGGGAACGAGAACACACGTTTCCCAAACATCTCTTTCAGCAGCACGCTGCCGTAATCTACGGCCGAATACTCTGGCTTTATCCAAAGCGTCGACGGCAACGAGCCATCACTCTGGGGGCGCGCTTTCCGATAGACTGCAGGGCCATTTTCGCCACTTCTCACTTCAAGGTCGTTCAGATTGGCCCTGGCCGTTTTGTGTCCCCAACTCCAGACTCGTTCGGTGCCATCGTCATTCTTTGGATAGATTACTTTCTCCCCGGGCTTGGGCGCCTCAAGGATTCTATAGTCATTTTCCTCCTTGACCCATTCGATCTCTGGAATTCGAAGTTCCTTACCCTTCACATAGATTGGATAGTACTGCTTCGGTCGAGCGTCGCGATGAGTTGTCGCGCCACCCCGTTTCCTGAAGTTCTCCCAAGCGAATTGCCCTTTTTCGTCCTGTTCACCGAAGTGCTTTTCCTGTGCCTCTGATCGATCAAGTAACCCGATCTCAGAAGCCCCAGAGTTGCCAACAAATACGCCATATTCGTGGTTTACACGAAACCCTCGCACAGTCGGCCGCCCAGAAGGACTGTTCTTGATCACGGTTATCCCGAGCAGGTTTTCGGGGGTGTAGCTCCGCTCCAAAAGGTCGACGAGCTCATTCTTTTGGAAATCATCGATGGTGAAGCAGGCCATCGATGCCGGACCGAGAAAACGTCGGCTCAATTCCACGCGGTCTTGCATCATCGCAGCCCAAGAGGAGCGGCGGTAGCCATTCTTGTAGCTGATCGGACCCGCATCCGTGTTGTAGGGTGGGTCAGCGTACAGCACATCACATCGACCCGAGAACTTAGGCTGGAGCAGGTTGAGTGCCTGCCAGTTGTCAGATCTAACGGCGATGCCGTCTAGCAGCTCGTCGATGCCGTGGCGTGCAGAGCAGCGAGCAAGCAGTTCCCATTTGAGATCGTCAGGGAAGTTTTTCGTATCCAGCGGTAGGGGAAGCCACCGACTTTTCGCTTCCTGCGCCAGATCCGCAGGAATGACCTCTCGGCACTGATCTGCCTTTGAGATGTCCCCTAGTCCCAGATCCTTCCACTCAGTTCTTTGCGCGGCAATGATCTGCGGGAGGTGGTTCACCAGCCAGTCTTCACCAGCCAGCTTGGCAATCCTGTCGAGCGTGATGACATAGCGGGTGGTGAAGACCAGCTTCTTCTTCTCCCACAGGGATTTCTGGAAATCCTCCAGCACCGCCAGAAAGTCGATGATCTGCTGGCCGATCTCGCGCACAATCCGGCCGACCCTGATCAGGCGGCGGGGCAGGTCGGTGTCGATCAGCAGCTGGTCGGCGTTCAGCACCTCGGTCTTCAGGAAGATGTCGAGGTCTTCGCGCAGGGCAGCGCCCAGCCGCTTGTGGATGAAGAAATCCGACTGGTTGCGCGCGACGAAGTGGTTCAGCCAGCGCTTCAGTTCAGCCTCGTCGGCGTTGATGTGGCCCTGGATGGCCTTGACGATGTCGTCTTTCTGCTTGTTCGACTGCGCGCCCTTCAGGTACTTCAGCAAGACAATGTATCGGCCATCTTCGGCCTTGGTAACAGCATCGATCTCGTAATGCGCCTTGTCCGTCGGCTTCAGGCTGGCGCGCGTCTTCTGCAGTTCCTCGGGTTCGACCGAGAAGACGATCCGTTCACCATTGGACAGGCGAACGGTGAAGTCGGTGAACGTGTCGCCCGACTTGATGTAGTACATGTCCTCCGTCGCCCAGTGGAACTCGGTATCCTCGCCGGTCGAGCGGATGTAACGGCTGCCATCCCGGCCGTAGCGTCGTTCGACGATGAAATCGCCATCCTGGTAATGCCGCGAGAAGAACTGATAGAGGCGGTTCAACACCTCACGGCGGTCGGTGCCGACATTCTCACTGGCGCGCAGCTGTTCTTGAAGCGAGCGGTATTCATCGACCTTCGATTTGAAGGCGGGGAATCGTTCGGCCTGATCAAGCAGATCGCGCCGCTCCTGATCGTTCATTCCCGGCTTGATGCCGATTTCGCCCTCAATTTCCTTTAGACGAAGGCGGCCCCCCGCGGCTTCTTCATCGTCTGCTTTGCGAAAGGCCGTGGCGAGGATTTCAGATAGTTTTCCACCTTCCAGCGCCTTGGTGCCGTTCTTTTCGACCACCTGACCGAGGAATGCTT